CCCCTGCACCTTTACAAGGGTGCGTCAATCGCGGCAGACGACCCGCGCGAGAAGCTGGTCAGCTATATGCCCAACGCGACAATGACGCCGTTTGTGTTCAAGCAGACGCTCGAGGCGTTCAGAAACACCGAGGGCAACAGCTACGCGCTGATAGTGCGCGACCCGCTGACCGGCGGCATAGCGTCCCTCGACGTGCTTGACGCCGCGCAGGTGACGCCCAAGCGCGCGATTGAAACCAAGGAAATGTGGTACAGCTTTCAGCTGGACAACGGGCAGACCGCCATGGTGCACTCAAGCAACATGCTGGTTATGCACCATATGTGCGCCAACGGCGAAAAGGGCATACGCCCGATTGATGTATTGAGGGGTTCGCTCAATTATTCCGAAAAGATAAACGAGTTCTCGCTGAGCCAGCTTGAGGGCAACACGAGCGGCGTGGTGCTTGAGATGCCCTCGCAGAGCCTCAACCCGGACAAGCGCGACTATCTGGTGAACGGGTTTATAGACACCTACCGCAAGAGCGGCGGGCGCGTGATGGTGCTTGAGGGCGGCGTACATGCCACCACGCTGAACCAGAGCCCGGTAAACGCCGCGGTGCTGGATGTGGAGCGCATCACGAAAAACCGCGTGGCGACCGTTTACAGCATTCCTCCGCACATGCTGGGCGACTACTCCAACGCGACCTACTCCACCGCGGAGCAGGCGCAGAGGGAGTTCCTCAACATGACAATACTGCCGATACTTGAGCAGTGGGCGGAGGAGCTTGACCTGAAGCTGCTTACCTATGAGGACAAGCAGAACGGCTACCACTTCGGCTTCGACCTTGACCAGATGAACAAGGGCGACATTGAGACCATGGGCAACAAGTACCAGAAGGGCGTGCGCGGCGGCTGGTTCCGGCCGAACGAGGTGCGCCAGCGCGAGGGGCTTGAGCCTGCCGAGGGCGGCGACACGCTGCTGGTCTCCCGCGACCTGATACCGCTTGACATGCTGATAAAGCAGGCGGAGCAGTCGCTGATCACCGCGGAGGCTGAGGCGAAGGCGGCGGAAGCCGGGGAGGAATAATGGCATACTGCGCAGGTGACATGCGGGAGCATATAACGCTGATGAAGCAGACCGCGGGCATAAACGCGAGCGGCTTTCAGACAGTGACATACACGGACAGCGGCACGCTTGCGGCAAAGGTGGCGAGCGTGAGCGGCAAAGACTTTGCCGGAGCCCTGGCAAACGGCGCGGAGGATGTTATAACCTTCACGCTGCGCTGGACTGACGGCATTACAACCGCGGACAGAATCGCGTGGGAAGGTACCACCTACGAGATTTTGGCTATAAATCTCCTTGGGGCAAGGCGGGACTATATGAACATAAAGTGCCGCGTCGCGCCGAGGTAGTACACGGAAAGGAGGTAACCAAAGTGCAGAAGTTCTGGAATTACGCGCCGAACGGAAACGAGCTGCGGCTTGAGGGAGAAATCTCGCAGGAGTCGTGGTGGGGTGACGAGGTCACGCCGAAGGCCTTCCGCGAGGAGCTGAACGCCCACCCCGGTCCCCTGACCGTGTATATCAACAGCCCGGGCGGCGATGTGTTCGCGGCAAGTCAGATATACACAATGCTGATGGAGCACGCCGGCGGCGTCACCGTAAAGATCGACGCGCTCGCGGCTTCAGCCGCTTCCGTAATCGCCATGGCGGGCACTGAGGTGCTGATGGCACCGACTGCCTACCTGATGATCCACGACCCGCTGACCGTCGTCTACGGCAACAAGGGCGACCTCAAGGAAGCCATCAAGACGCTTGACGAGGTCAAGGAAGGCCTGCTCAACGCCTACGAGCTTAAGACCAAGCTGCCCCGTGACCGCATCGCGTCGCTGATGGACGGCGACGGCACCTACATGAACGCCCAGAGCGCCATTGAGCTGGGCTTTGCCGACGGATTAATCGGCGAGACACAGCCCAAGCCGCAGCAGCTGAGCATGCTCAGCGCCAACGGCGGACGCCCGAGGGTATGGAACGCCGGGAGCTATGCCCGGGCGCTGGTTGAGAAAATCAGCGACAGCATGAGAACGGAGGAACCCAAGCCGGTATACGCCGACGAGGCGACCCGTTCAGAGTTCGCAGCCAAATGGGCCGCGATAGCCAACAAGTACAAAGATTAAGGAGTAACGATTATGAACATTCTTGAAATCAAGCAGGCTCTTGCCTCTGTTCAGAACGACATCAAAAACGCCCTTGTAAAGGGCTCCGAAATGGCTGCCAAGTCCACCACCCAGCTGGAGGACCTCAGGCAGCACAGCGAAATGGTTGACGGCCTTCAGATCCGCGAAGCCCTTCTGAAGCAGGACCTCGAGCGCCTTGAGAACGAGGGCAAGCCCGCTCCCGCTCCCTCCGCTAAGAAGTCCGCCTTCGCCAATAAGGGTGAGTTTCTTCAGGCGGTAAAGAACGCCGCCAACGGCCGCGTAGACGAGCGCCTGCACGCCTTCTCCGATGTTGCCAGCGGACAGAACGAAGGCACCAACGCCGACGGCGGCTACCTGGTACCTCCCGAGTACGCCGACGGTGTTATCGACCTGGTGAAGACCGAGTCTGTACTGTATCCCCAGGCCCGCAAGGTAAACATTTCCTCCAACCGCCTGATTGAGAATTACATCAACGAATCCAGCCGCGTTGACCCCTCTACCGGCTCCCGCCACGGCGGCGTTCTTGCCTACTGGAAGGCTGAGGCAGCTCAGTATGCCGCGGTAAAGGCCGCCATCGGCGAGCGCACCACCAACGTGGAGAAGCTGACCGCCTATGTACCTGTAACCGAGGAGCTGCTGCAGGACGCGCCCGCCCTTGAGAGCATGATCAACGGCCTCGTAGCCAAGGAGTTCGCATTCAAGGTTGACGACATGATGATCAACGGCACCGGCACCTCCAACATCCCCCTCGGCGTACTCGCCGGCAACGCTCTCGTAACCGTAGCCAAGGAAGCCAACCAGACCGCCGCGACCGTAGTTGTGGACAACATCCTCAAGATGAAGAACGCGCTCATCGAGCAGTGCCGCAAGGGCGCCAAGTGGTACATCAACCAGGACGTTGAGCCCCAGCTGTTTAAGCTGCTCATCTCCGGCACCACCACTCCCCTGTACACCTATGCCGGCCAGTACGGCAACGCCGACGGCATGCTGCTCGGCATGCCCGTAAAGCCCATCGAGCAGTGCGCCGCCCTGGGCACCAAGGGCGACATCATCCTCGCCGACATGAGCCAGTTCCTCATCGTTGAGCGCGGCGGCATGACCCGTCAGGCTTCCATGCATGTGCGCTTTGACTATGACGAGACCGTGTTCAAGTTCACCTGGCGCATCGGCGGCAGACCCGACTGGAACAACGCCATCACTCCCTACAAGGGAAGCACCACCCGCTCTCCCTATGTCGCGCTGGCTGCCCGCGCGTAAGAATGGGATCCTACATCAGGCAGCCCGACCTGAACAAGCTGCTTGAGCGGTACGAGGGCATATCGTCCGACCTGGGCGATGTTGCCCTCGAATGCGTGCAGGCAGGCTCGCAGCAGCTGTATGACGAGTTCAGGGAAGGGCTTGAAAAGCACCGCCGCACCGGCGCCGGCGTGCGCTCGCTCAAGATGTGCGAGCCGGTGAGCGACGGCACCCGGGTGAGCGGAGAGGTGGGCACCTTCTACGACAGCGACGAGCGCTTCGGCTTCCTGCATACGATTTATCAGGAATACGGCTCGCCCAGATTCCCCGCAGACCCCTGGTGCAGACCTGTCTGCGACAAGGCGAAGACGACCCTCGGCAAGGTCTACAGGAAAATCCTTAAAGAGCATCTGGAGGCGAAGAAGTGAGCATATACGACAGGACAAAGGCGATGCTCGGCGCATGGCTGACCGCGAACGGGTTTACCTTTTACGCGCAGAAGGCCATGGTAAAGCCGGGCGCGCGCGGGCGTATGTGCGTCGCCCGCGTTATAAGCGATATCGACACGAGGCACGCAGACAATGTGGCACGGGTGCGCAAATACCGCGTGCAGGTTGATATCATCGTGGACGACTCCGAATCCGACAGCCTTTACGGATGGTACGAGAGCGCCGAGGCCGCGCTGATGAGCGCCGGAGCGCTGCCACAGGGCAACTATCGCATGGAGTTTGACGAGGAAAGCGCGACTGCCTACACGCAGAAAGACTATCTGATACACATGAAACACACGGAGGTAAACTGATATGAGCGGAACCACCACTCCCCAGTACGGTGAGTACATCGGCGTTGAGAGCCTGTACTACGCACTGGTAACCGCGGACACCGACTCCGCATATACCGCCGGGTCGCCTGTTTACCTTGCGCCCGCTGCCAATGTGGCCGCGGATCCGAGCGTAAGCACCAAGGTAAGGCACTACGACAACAAGGCATATTTCTCCACCACCACCGAGGGCGAGACCAAGGTTACAATGTCCGTCAGCGGACTGCCGCTGGATGTAGCGGCGACCCTGCTGGGCAGGCACTATGACTCTACCGCCAAGCGCCTGTATGACACCGGCGACGGCACCAAGGCTCCCTATGTGGCGCTGGGCTTCAAGGCCAATGTCGAGGGCGGCGCCAAGTTTTTCTGGTACCTCAAGGGCAAGTTCGCGCCCTTCAAGGAAGAAGCCCAGACCGTCACCACCGACATAAACGAAAAGACCACCTCGCTTGAATTTACTGCGATACAGACCGTGCACAGCAAGTTCAATGTGAACAGCGTTGCATCCGCGCTCAAGCGCGTGGTCGGCGACAACCGCACCGACAACACTATCACGGACGCCAGCTGGTTCGGCTCCGTGCAGTTCCCCGCGGACGTAACCTGACAAACAATAAGATAAACCGGGAGTCCCAGGAGGCTCCCGGTTTTACTGCTAAAGAGGGATATTATGGCAAGCGACAGAATAACGCTTACACTGTACGGGCCGGACGATGAGCCCGTAAAGACACTTTCCCGCAGCGGAATACGCTGGAATATGCTGAAGAAGCTCGTGCGCTTTGACGAGGACATGCAGGACGCTTCGCCGGCTGAGAGGCTTGAGACGATAATTGACGCGGTCGCCTGCATGTTTGAGGGGCAGGCCACGATAGAGGAAATAGAGGCAGGCTGCAACTATGACGAGGCTGTGGCGTGCTTCCGGCAGATAATGAAAATGGTTACCCGGCAGAAAACGGCAAATTTTCGCGAGGGAGCAGCGACACCGGCGCAGAAGACGAATACGAGGACATGAGGACATACGACTGGATGCACAAGGTCGAAGTGACTCTGATGACGAAAATGAGCTGCTCCCTGCATGACATAGACGAGACTGACACGGCAAGCCTGTTCGCGCTGCTGGGCTATCTGGAGCGCAGCACGCACAAGGCCGCGCCCAGGCTTATAAAACTGGGCAGGCGGCAATACAGGCGGGTAACCGCGGACAGCGCAAACTGGTTATAAGGTGGTGATACAATGGCCGAGGAAAAAATCTCATCGAGCATTGAAATAGATGTTGCGGACGCGAAGGCTAATATAAGCGCGCTTAACCGCGAAATCAAGCTGCTTGACTCGGAGTTCAAGGCAGCGACAAGCGGCCTCGGCGACTGGTCCGGCAGCATAGAGGGCAATGAAGCCAAGGTCAAGCAGCTGACCGGCACCATGGAGGCGCAGGAGGAGAAAATCAAGAACCTCAACGCGCAGTACGCGGACGCGGTCGCCAAGCACGGAGAGCACTCCGCCGCCGCCGAAAGCCTTAAAATCAAAATCAACAACGAGCAGGCTGCGTTCAACGCGAACGCAGCGGAGCTTACAGCCTGCAACGAGAGAATAGCCGAATTGACCGAAAACAGCGGAGACGCCGGGGATGCCGCCGGGGACCTGGGCGATGATGTGAGCGACGCCGCCGATGACATTGACGGCGCCGGCGAGGCGACTGACGGCTTCAGCTCCAAATTAAAGGACGGGCTTGTAGTGGCTGCGGAAGCCGCCGCCGTAGCCGTCGCCGCCGTTGCCGCGGCTGCCGCGGAGTGCATAAAGACGGTATACGAGTGGTCAACCGGGGTCGGTGAAACCGCCGATGATGTACTGACGCTGTCAACTCAGACCGGCGTGAGCGCGGAAAAGCTGCAGGCGTGGGGCTATGCCGCGCAGTTTGTGGACACGGATGTAAGCACCATTACCGGCAGCATGAAGAAGCTCACCCAGCAGATGGGCGATGCTGCCGACGGATCCGACAGCGCAAAGGGCAAATTTGAAACGCTGGGCGTGAGCTTTACCAAT